GATGTTTTAAAACATCGAGATTTTTCTTCCATCTTATTTTTGTTTTAGTTTTCTATTCAATTCATTTATTTTCGTTTTGTAAATGATTAACGAATCATACAACTTAGCATCATCTTCCGAAATATCTATTTCTTTTATTGAAGTTGAATCAATTGTTTTTTGATTTTGGTTTTGCTTGTGAATTACAAAACTTGAAGCTAACAATAGTATGCTCATAACTAGCGTATTTACAGCAGCAAGCATGACTAACATATTATTTTTCATGTTCGTTTATATTTATTATTTGTTTGATACCGAAATTTTTATTAAATACACAAATTTCTGGAATTACGTTACCAATAGAATTCTTGTTTTCATAGTAGTGATGTTTAACAATTTTCAAAGAGCAATCGATTAAATTTTCAAGGTTTTCAAACATATTGCTTGGTCTTGTTTGATATATGCCTTTTTTCTTTTCTACTTGAATCATATTACTTTTTGATTGTACTTTACCAAGGTTTAGTAGTACTTTATAATTTTCTGGATTTTGAATGTTTTGTTCATCGAATGAACACCATAAAACAATAGCTTCATACCATTCTTTCAAACCAAAAAATTCTACATTTTTCTTTACCTTTCTAAATTCAATTACGTATCGAAACATTTTACTTGCTTTATATGATATAATATTTATTTTTCCAAATTATATACAATAGCACTAAAAGATAAAATATTAGATTCGAATATTTTATACAAAAAGCACCAATGTTATAAGCTATCTTATCCAGAATACTTGTGAAAAAACAAATTATTATAAAGATGTTTCCAAAGATAAAACAAGTAACTGCTGAAATAAAAGAATCGATTAAATACAGAAATAAAAATATCGGTTTAAAAATACCGGTTGGTTTGAACCCCCAGTATTTTTCTAAATCTTTATCTAAATAATTTTCTTTCTTCTCCATGCTTAAACCTTTTGTTATAAGTTTCTCTTATTATTTTTGCAGTTTCTTCAGCTTTGTCTCGTTCATCAAGTAAAAAGTAATTACCTGAATCGAATTCTTCATCGTTCCAATCACAATAATCATCTACTGATTCTTTAATATATCCAGTACTAGTTATGGATAGATACTTCTCCCCCTTCTTAGCTCGTCTTCTAAACTTCTCCAACTTTTTTGTTTCAGAATTCCACCACAAACCCTGTTCTCTTAGTTTGCTTAATAAAGATTGTTTTTCTTCCTCGGTAGCATAATCAAATCGAGAAGCACTCCAACCACTATTATTATTTTTAGTTTCGTTATTACAATGAGAACTAAATGTTTTGAATTCGTCATCTTCGTATTCTTTAAAGATAACAATTGTATTTGCAAAGTCACCGCCTAAACTCAAAATATCACCGTTTTTGAATTTATCTCTCTTATCTTTAATGATAATTAAATCATCTTCGATAGTTGCTTTACAATTTTTAGGTACTCGTATTTTGTCACCTGCTGTTAATTGAATTTCCATACTATTTTGTTTCTTTATTGTTTATTGATTGAATCTCATGTTTGGTGCTTCCATATTTACCGTGACTTTCAATATATTCGTAATAAGTCTTTCCGTTTGTATTTGTAAAATAAACACATTGGTAAGTATCAGGGTCTTGAAAACGATAAACTTTTATTCCATCATATTCGAACAAAAATACTACCTTGTAATCTTGTAATCTTTGTTGATACTCTTGTTCTTTTGATAACTTTGGTTTTACTGGTTCTGCTTTCTGTCTAATTTCGTAATCACAAGACATAAGCATTGTAATTAACAATAATAAAATTAGTTTTTTCATAATTTTGATGATTTTTATTTTTTACCTGGACATTCTCCCGCACGATAAACTGGTGTATTATAGGGAAGGTAATACTGTATTCTACCGCAGTAAGCGTTTATTATAACCATACCACATCTTTCACATCAAGCCATCAACGATTATGCTTGGCGATAGCCCTTGTGTTGTTGAGTGTGGAGAAATAAATGTACTCACAGGTACTTTGGACCACTTATGTCTCATGATTTATAAAAAGAATTTTTGAAAATATTCGTTTCCATGTGCATCTTTAGTTAGTTCAATAATCTCTTTGATTGTATAACTATCCTTTTTGTTTTCACTTAATAGTTCACCAATATAGTCCTTATTTCTAAATAAGCAAGCGCCCGTAATAATCATAAAACAAAGAATAGCGTCTTGAAAAGATAACACGCTATCTAAAGTTAAGCCACTATAAAAATCTTCACCTCTTTTGGTTATTTCATATATCAAATCAGCTTTAGCTACTTCCAATATATAACTATGTGTCCATATTCCTTTTCCATCCGTTACAAGATAAGTTATTTTTCCACTCTTATCTCTTTTGATATGGTGTACATTATCATCTTGATATATTAGTTTTCCAAATATTTCATTAGCCTTTATATACTTGCTGTTTTCATTTTCAAAGAGAAATGCGCCTTTATAATTTGGTTCAAAATATACTATATCTGAAGTATAACTAACAACGATATTGTAATCTTCAGACTTATATTGACCAAGATTACATCCACGAAATAAAGAAAACTCAGAGCACTTTTTGCGCATATCTGTGCAATTATTAAATCTGTGTTTCTTAAATAACGGTTTGCCAGTAATAAAACCTTCCGGTAGTTGTTTTATTTCTGTGTTATGAGCAATAAATTCTTTATATACAACCAAGTTATTGCGCAAACTCGAAATTTTCGTATTACTAATATCAAGATCGCCAAAAACTTCCTTAACGCTTTCAGGTAATTCTGTAATATGCGTATTGACTAAATACAAACTATATCCGACTTCTGTTACCAAAGGTAATTTATCAAACGTACTTTTAGATAAATCGCATGTATTTTTAACATATAATTTCTTTGGCATTCGTTTAATATTCGTGTTTCTACACTTAAAGCTACCATTCGCTTTCACTACCTTTGAAAACGAAAAAGGTTTTTTCATGTCATCAGCATAAAAATTACCTCCAAATTTAGTGTCTTCAGGTAGTTTTTTAATTGATGTTCCTGAAATATCTAAATATAAATTAACTTCAAGTCCTTTTGATAATCGTTTTACCCCAGAATAATTTAAGTCCAAACCGCCTAATACAGTGAAGTTATCAGGTAATTCAGTAATATCTTTTCTTCCAATGAAAGAAAGGTCACCATCATAATATAACCTTCCATCTTTTTCGGTAAGCTTTATACCAGCTAATTTCTCAAATTCTTCCTTCGTTATCATTTTGGTTTGTTTCTTTTGATTGTTGTTTTACGTTGTTTATTTCATTCTTTATTCGTTTGAAAATATCCAAACAAATATCGAAATATTTGGTATCAACTAATGAATCATATCGTTTTTGCAAAGCATCGTCAGTATAATAACCTCCGATTTTATATTTTAAATCTTGCAATATTTCATAACTTATTTCAGACAAACCAGCTTCTGAAAGTAATTTATTGGCTTCTTCTGAAGATATTATTTTTGATTCAATACCACTTTTAACTCCATAAACATAGCTCGTAACCATGTACATAAGCATCTTGTCTTCTGTTACAATATTAATTTTGAATTGTAAAACAGTATCGTTAATTTCTTTTTCGTCATTAACAGACAGAAAATTATTTATTTTATACAATTTACCCATATCGATTATTATTTGATTATTTGTTTATGAAAAGAACTTTTTAAAATCTTCGTTACCAAATTCACCTTCAGTGAGTTTAATAATTTCTCGAATCGTATATTTATCTTTTTTCTTTTCTCCTAATACATTCGTTATAAAGTATTTTGTACCAAACGAACAAGCACCTGTGATAACTCTGTAACAAACAATTGCTTCATCAAAAGATAACACACTATCCAAAGACAATTCTTTATATTCATCTGTGTTTCTTTTGTTTATCTTATAAAACAAGTCCTCTTTAGCCTCATTGAAAGTTGTACCATGTGCCCAATGACCATCCCCATCTGTTACAAGATAAGTAATAACATCATTTCCATCTTCATACATATTAACATGATATACGTTACCTTTCTGTTTCAATATCTTACCGAAAATACCATCAGCTTTGATATACTTTCCAATCTCATTTTCGAATAGACAAGCGCCTTTATGGTTTGGTTTGAAAATAACATAAACTTTGCCCCAAAGGTTTTCAGACCTATGTTCAGCTAAACTATCCTTTATTTCCGCATATTTATTTTTTGATAATGCGAATTCTCTACAAACCTTATGCAAATTTGAATAATCTTTTAAGTCAACTTTATACAAATCAAGTGTCAGATTAACTATTAACCCTTTGGATAAATATTCTACCTGTGTATAACCAAAATCAAGATTTTTATATACAACTAAATTATCATTAAGTTTTGATACCTTTGTACGTCGTATATTAAAATTACCATAAATTTCCGTAAGACCTTTAGGTAGTTCCGTAATACGTGTATTATAAAAGTATAAAGCACAACCAACTTTCATTATCTTTGGATAATTGTCAAAGGTACTTCCTGAAAAATCACAACTAATTTTAGTATATAATTCTTCAGGCATTCGTTTAACAGTTGTAGCTCTACAGTAAAAATTACTTTTTACATCAACTACTTTTGGAAACGAGAAAGGTTTATTCATACCTTCAACATACAGATTTCCATAAAACTTAGTATCTTCAGGTAGTTCCTCAATATCAGTTTGTGAAATATTTAACCACCACATAACAGTAAGTCCTTTTGATAATCGTTTTACACCTGAACCACTTAAATCTAAACCACCCAATACAGTAATGTTATCTGGTAATTCAGTAATATCTTTTCTTCCATTTAAATTTATAGTATGGTTAAAACATGGTTTACCATCTTTCAAAAAAGATTTAGTTCCTATCAAATTCTCGAATTGTTCTATCGTAATCATATTGATTATTATTTGATGTTTTGTTATGTTTTAATTTTGTTTTTATTTAATCTACATCTAATTCAATGTTCTTTTGAAACACATGTTTCATCCATTCTGCTTCATGTTTAGCTGCATCATGTGATTTGAAATAATTTCCGTTCTTGTGACATTTAGATGCAAAATCATCTCTGTTGTCTATTTTCTTTTTTACGTTTCCAAACATATCGATGTAAAAGAATTCAGTTCCTTTCTCAACTCGTGGATAATGATGTTGGAACTTTTTTAATTTTGCATTCCAATAATAACCATTACCTTTCATTTCTTGTTTGAATTCTTCAATTTCTTCGGCAGTCGCTAATCTGTAGAATGGAGCATATTCTGTTTCAAAATCAAAAACCCTATCATCTTTAGGACCAGTATAAATTATGAATCTATTCTTATTTCTTGGAAAATACTTTTTGAAAACAACTTGATAATTTGTTTCTGAACCCTTATAAGTAAGAATATCACCATCTTTGAATTTTACATAATCTTCTATCAATGAACTAACTGAATCCATTGTTTTTGTTTCAGAATTCCAAATTAATTTCATTGATGCCAAATATGAATAGAATTCATTTCGTTCCTCTTCAGTAGCTAATCTTAGATTAACTGTAGAAGCATGAAACGAATACATTTGATAAATACTTTTCGTAAAATGAAATTCAAAACTATTTGTTTTACTGTTATATTTTTTGAAAATTCCGATAATTAAATTGTTGATTATCAAAATATCACCATCTTTAAACTTTTGTTCCATGATTGTTTTTATTGGTTTGATTGTTTGTTGTTTGTTTTTGATATGTTATAGTAATCATTTAATATCTGTTGCAGATTTTCATTGACGGTACAATCAGACTTTACTTTGACATTTTTTGTACCATATGCTCGCATTACCGATTCATATACGGGATAATCGTCTCCTTTGGATTCATTGTTTTTACAATGTAAAGCTCTGAGGTTTTGTTCGAAATCATCACCACCCATAATAACAGGAAAAACATGGTCGATTTCCCAACAAAATTCTGAATCTTTCAATCCAAAATGTTCCTTAAATATCCATGCACCACAAGCGTCTTTTCTTATCGTGTCTTTATCATAACCATCTACAATATGAGCATGATTCCAACAATATTCTTTCTTTTCTGCTTCTGTCATGATTCGTTTATTTTACTTTCAAACTATTTTCAAAATTTGTTCGGATATTCTTTGCAATTTTTTCAGCTTCCTTCCGTTCGCTTAGTAGATAATAATTTCCAAGATTATAATTTTTATCGTCGAATTCGGTTGCAAAATCTTCAGTTTCTACAATTTCTAAAAAATTATTTATATATAAATACTTGCCACCATAAGATACACGCTTTTTTAATCTCTCCATTGTCTTAGTTTCAGCGTTCCATCGTAAACCTTTTTCTTTTAGTTCATCGAAGAAATTTTGTTTTTCTTCTTCAGTTACATGTGAAAAATACTGTGAAATCCAGTTTACATTTGGTCTGTTATCGTTATTATAATAGCTGTTAAATATCACGTTGTTATCCGGTACTTTATAGCCTTTGAAAATAACTATCAAATTTATATCTCTCGCTATTAAAATATCACCATCTTCGAGCAATTTTTCTTTAACGGTTAAAATATTATTTTCGATAAATATTTCACAATTATCAGGAATAATAAATTTATCACCTGCTTTTAATAGATTTTCCATATTTCAACTATTTTACTTTCAATTTCTTTTCATAAATAGCTCTGACTGCCTTCGCATCAAGGTGAGCTTGTATTCAATGTTCGAGTAGATAATAATTACCTATATTCCATCGCATGTTATCACATGTTCTTCTTTGGTCAAAATCGCTACAAACAACACCCCAATCACTTATGAATAAGTATTCTTCTTTTTCATCTACTCTCAACCTAATCTTCTTCAACTCTTTGGTTTCAGGATTCCAGTGCAAATTCATTTCTTTTAGCTTGTCGAACAAATGTTGTTTTTCTTCTTCTGTTGCGTAGCGTAGATGACTATGACACCAACGTGCATCATCATCTGGACAAATAAATACATCATCACAACAATCAATACCTACATAAAATTTATGGAATCCTTCCTTATCAGTACTCTTGTAAATAAATGGCGTCGGTTTATTATTTGATTTTGCAACTGAAAGAATATCATCATCTTTGAATTCTTTTTCTCTAACAGTTACAATATTATTTTCAACAATTAATTCACAATTTTCAGGAATATTGATTTTATAACCCGGAATATTGATTTTATAACTCATATTTAATTTTACTTCCATAATTTATTGATGTTTAAATTCTTAATTTATTATAATATCCATTCATTCATAAAATTATAAATGTTTGAGAAAAAAAATTCCAGATACAAGAATATCTGGAATTTTTTTCATTGTTTAATATACTTAGAATCTTTATCATTTGGAACAACCTCATAAACATTGGATTCGTGTAAATCTTCAACAGCATGGTCCACAATCCAAACAGATTTTTCAGTAAATTTTGAAAGAATCTTAACAAATAATTCCTGATAATTTTCTGCGGAATAACTTAGTTCATGCCCTTTATTCAATGTTCCAGATATTTCATCAATAAATATATGGGAAACTTGATTCTTAACATTCAAAATATGTATTGTGTAAATTAACGCAAGACCTAAGAATGTTGTCTCCATACCTGATGATTGCTTAACGCTTTGATATGTTTCTATTCCATTCCTAACATGTACCATTGTTAACTCAGAATCATTGTTCCAATACAATTTAAATGAAACATCAGACAATAAATAATTCAAAGTATTATTGAGGTAATTACGATAATACTCGAATATTATTTCCTTGAATGTCGTTTTAATCAGTTTCGAATATATTTTCCAAACAGCATTATTTGAAACATACTGAATATAATTATCGTATTCACTTTGAAGATTATTAACTTGATTTTCAAATAAATAAATATTTGATTTTATCTCATCTGATTTTTTAATCGATGATTCAAGGATATTGTTGAGTTCTTCAAGTTTTGTCTTAATCTCATTTATTTGATTACGAATGTTATTATACTTAATTAATTCAGATGATTCAAGATTACTTGTTTGATTTATTAACGATAATAAATCAGCTTGAACTTTTTGTTTTTCAAAAATTAATCGTTCTATATTATTATTGTAATCAATAATTTCTTGAACTGATTTATTGTGTTGTGCTTGTTTATCAATGAATTCTTGTTGCTGCTTGTTAAAATCTAAAATACAACGTTCTCTTTCAGTTTTAAGTTCATTTGATTTTCGTTGTATATCTTTCTGTGTATCTGAAAATAAATTCTTCTTACTATTGAAGGCTGAAATCTTCTCCGATATTTGTTTGAATTCATCAAATACAATTTCTGGATTTTCGAATGTTAATAGAACATTACCGCAACGTATCTTATCTGAAAAATCAATCTTTTTAAGATTTTCTAATTCCTTAAATTTTTCGATTAATTCATCACAATAAGTATCGCGTTCAAAGAATTTATTTAATGCTTCAAATGTTGTTGAATCATTGTTTTTGTTTATACATGCGTTGATTAACGCTTGAGTTTGTTCTTTTCTTGGTTTGAAACCATTTATTCTGTTTTCAAATTCATTTATTTCAGACCTTATTTTATCAATAGCGTCATTTAATGTATGAATCTTCTTTTCTGATAATGCTTTGAAATTATCAAAATCATCTTCAAATGGTTTACCACAAGTAGGACAAACACCAGATTTTATTTGTTCTTCTAATTCTTTTATTTTTGATTCAATCTGTTCAAGCTTAGATAACTTATTCTCTTTTTGTATCTGAATTTCATTTATTTCATGATTAACTTGATTTTCAACAATACGCAGCTTTTCAATCAATAATTGATATTCGTTAGATATTTCTGTTTCTACTTGTTTCTTTTTATCTTCGTTAATCGTTTCTTGTTCATTAATTGATTCAATTATATTGTGAACATTATTAATCAATTTTGGTTTGATTGATTCTAATTCGTTAACCTTCAAATCTAATTTTTCTTGTTCAGCTTGAATCTCTGCTTCTCTCTTTTCAAAGAATACTTTGTCTGAATTAAATTTGGTTTCATCTGGTTTCTGTTCATTAAATTCAGGAATTTCTTTCTTCTCAGAAATATTTTTGAATTCGTTATCAAGCATATTTTGTAACTTATCTTGCTTGATTTTATTCTCTTTAATAATATTTGGAATATCACCAAGTGAAATTAATTCTTCGTTTTTAGAATCTATTTCTTTTTGATGTTGATTCAACTGTTCTTTAATTGAATCATCTTTTGTTTGATACTCAGTTAATTCAGAGTTTAATGATTCTATTTTCTTTAGATAAAACTTTTTATCGGCAACAATTTCTTCACCTTTACGTTTTGGTTTACTAACGGATGACAACAAGAAATCTTTAACTGAATCTAATCGATTCTCTAATGTTTTAAGATAATCAACACCGATGTAATTTAGAATCAATTCGTTTAACTCAGCTGGTTTTGTGTTTAACAAAGAATATAACTTTGCTTGATTCAAGAAAAGAATGGTTTCGATAGTGTTACCAAACCATGATTTCAATTGTTTTTCAGCTGATTCACCCAAATATTCTTTATAATCATTTTCCAAATCTGTACCAACACGTAACATAAAATCACGTTCAAGATTTGAAACATAATCTTTCCAATCAACAGATGACTTTTGTTCTTCAGTTATATTCTGTTTCCAAACACGTGTAACGTGTCTTCTTACACGTATTTTCAAATCATTTATTGTCAAATATAAATCAACAACAACTGTGTCAAGGTCTGGTTTGTTTGTATTGAATAACAATAGGTTGTTTTGTACAACTCGATTTGATTGCATTCCATCAAATAATTCACCAGTTATTGCCCAACGAATCATTCGATATAATGTTGTTTTACCAATACCATTTGTACCAATGATTCTTGTTATGTTTGGTAAATCCAATTGAATATCATTTGAACCCAAATACATAAAATTATTGGTAACAATACGTTCAAACTTTATATTGTATCGTTTATCTGCTGAATCCAATACGTTATTTAGTTCAGATGAAAACAAGTCCATGATTTGCTGTTGAATAGCTGATTCAGATACATCTTCAACAGTTAATTTATCAATTGAACTTTGTAAGATATTTTCGAATAATTTATTCAACTGTTCTTTGTTTAACAATAGCTTGTCAATGTTGTCACCAGATATTATTAAATCATGTGCTTCAGTACCTGTTGAATCAATTATTTCTTGTTTCTTTGATTCATATATTTCATTAACTACAGTGTTATCGATAAATGTTTCAGGTTGAACAAACTTGTCATAATCGAATTCAACTATTATTTGATTAGATAACTTATCAACATATTCACGAATACTCTTTTCCAAAGAAATTAGTGAATTGTTACTTTTGATTTTTAGATAAGTTTTGTCTAAACCAAATTCGAGTGTTTTAATTCTTTCCTTGAATAATTCGAAATTATTATTCGCATCAAAATTGTTATCAAGGGTTATTGTATTATAACAAACATAATTTTCAAGTTGTTCATTATATATTTGGATGTTATCTATATGCTGATACCTGTTATCATCAAATTCATAACACATGATATATTTTGATTCACTTGATTTAGGGAGATAAGCACCTTCTTTATATGTCTGTTGTAATGTACTTCCGGGATAGATAAACTTAACTCTATTGAACTCACCTTGTTTGTCTTCAAAAATCAAAGTTCTATGAATATCACCAGCAAACACAATACTATTTGTTGGAAATAACTTAAGTGTATCTAATTTGGACTTAGCATTAGGTGATAACGGTATTTTATCGTAATCAACATATTCTTGAATCATCGCATGATACAAACAAATATTTACCGTTGATTGTCCTTTTTCAGTAACTAACTTATCTGAATCTTTTAAAGTACTCCAATCAAAGAAATGTTGGTCTTCTCTTGAATATACTATATAACGAATCCTGTCAGATACTGATGAATTATAAACACCGCTATTTGAAAAGTAACGTAATTTATCTGTATTTTTTAAACCGGAATTTAAAACATCTGTAAAGATAGAAATAGCATTCGGTTGAATATTATTTTGGAACTCAAGCTCTTTTTTCTTTTCCTTAACAATATCATGATTTCCAGCAATTATAACTAATTCTTTTAATGAATCAATGTTTAAAAGTTTTAAGATATGCTCGTAAATTAATTTACGTTCTACTTCTGTTGGATTTGCAAATTCAAATAAATCACCAGCTATAACATGTATTTGTGATTTACTGATTCTAACATAATTTTCTATTTCTTGAAGATTATGTTTTGTTGGTGTTTCGAGATTTTTGTTACGTGATTTTACTTGACAATCAGCAACATGAGTTATTTTTATTTCCATATTTGTATTGAAGGTTTAATTTTCTATACAGCTACGTTTGCTTGTATTTTTGGATATTTGAAATTATTATCATTTATGATTTTTAATTTATCGAAGTTATCTTCTATTAAATCCAAATAATTATCAATATATAAGTTTTTTCCAATAATAATATCGTCAAATATTTTGCATTCCGAATCAATAATATCGAACTTGTTTTCTTCAACATTCTTAAGATATTGTTCTGCTTGTTCTATGTGATTTGTATACAAATGATAATCGTCAGCTGTATAGTGAATATCATTTGGGATATATTTATATGCTCTAACCACTCTATTCAAATATTTACAGATAATATAAATAAACCAAGCACAAAACATAACATCATACGGACAACCTAAGAAACTATCATTTGAACGTATGTGAGCATGCAAATTAACTTTGTATTGTGTGTTATTAATTGGTACCAATGAGAAATGATAATCATACATACATGGTGGTAAAGTCATATCTTTTAAATCTGATTGATTCCATAAATTTATGATTATTCTTCTACTTTCAGGATTGTTAAGCATATCATCGATAACTTGTTTCACTTGGTCGATACCATTAAAATCACGATATTGATAACCATAAGATTTACCAATAGTTAGTTGTCCATCTTTATTTGGTTTCATCCATTCGTCCCAATAATGAACATTATGCTTATTCAACCATTCAGCATCAGTTCTACCTTTGAGCATCCAAATTAATTCTTTCAAAGCTAATTTAGGATAAACCATTTTTCCTTTTATTCGTGGAAAATTATCGTTTATGTTTTGTATATGAAAATATTGATGTTCGATACTTATTGTATCAATACATGTACGGTTTGTTTTTCTAATACCGTTTTTCAATAGATTTTCAATACTTTCTGCATACTGTCTTTCAAAGTTTAATCGTGGACTTTCCATATATTTGTTATTTTATTTTGATTACTTGAATTATGTTTATTCTTTGATTCGTTAATACTTCGTAATTGTTTCATAATTTCTTTTGATGTCAATTTATTATGAGCATACGATGTCGTGTATTTTATGTTTTGATTGTTTATCTTTGGTTGCTTATTTCCACAAACAACATCTATAATTTCGTTTTTTGCTTGATTGTGTAATTTTATAATATCAGACATATGTTGTAAAACAGGTATGCAATAATTCGAATAATGTTTCACAAGTGTGTTGATTGTTAAATCCTTTATAAACATGATATCAACGTCATGAATAGTTCCGAATACAAAATAACCTTTATCGATAATATAATCAACCATGTTATTTACACCATAGTTTACTGTTGGATATTCGTAAACCATCATATTATGAGAATAACATATTTCGATTGCTTTGTAGTTGTTCCAAATCTTTTTAAATGTTATTTCAGAATAAGTGCTTGGTTCCAATTGTTTCTTAATACATTTTACATTCTTGTAATCTTCGATTAACATTCTTTTAAGAATACTTTTAAGAATGTTTTTATCGTAATTGAAACAAGAATTCAAAGATGTTTTGGACCAATTAATCTGAGCTTTTATTGTTTCAACCATATTCGCTTCAGACACCAAACACATATAAGCATTGGATAAATATTCTTTGGAAATATCTATTTCGTTTGTTAATTGATTTATATGCTTTTTAAATTTCAACTTAAAATTCTTGGTGCAAACCAAAAATTCATTTGAAAAAACAAATATCGAATATTGCTCAGTATTGCCCTTATACATTGTATTCAAACATTTATCGAGACTGTTAAATAAAGTATCTGATATTTGCCTGTCTTCGAGAATATAATTACCCAATGTTTGTAATTGAGATTCATCAATAGCTGTTGAGGTTTTAGTGAATTTGGAACAAACAACAGCCAATTTATTATTCGGTGTTTTATCAGCTATCAATGTTTGCATGAAACCATTTGTACCAACACGTGCAGCACAGTATTCAATGAATCTGGCAAATATTTGGTTTTTATATAAATTCTGAAAATTATCTTTTATTAAGTTTTCGGAATTTATTTTTATCAATTGTTTCCTACCTGTTTTCCAAGCATATTCTAATTCCCATTTAGTACTTGATGGACTGCAGCAAGCACAACACCATATTTGTGTTGGTGTCATTTCAATATAATATGGTAACTTGTTTAAATCATCAGATACATTCGAATCTGTTCCGTTTTTATTTAATCGAACATAATGCAAAAATAACATTGTACAGAAACTAATGATACGATTATAATACGGTAAATTACATATCAATAAATTTTCTAAGGTACCATATAATTCACGTAAATCACCTCTTTTGTAAGCTTCGATTTCTTCTTCTGTTATTTCTGATTTAACAAAATCACGAACACGAACATAATCAACATCTTCAAAAAGTAATGGTTTTGAAGTTATAAGCGATGACCACCTATAATCAAAACCATCAATACGCTTGAAATTTTCAGCAAGATATGTTCCAACTGATTCAATGTATTCCTTATTGTGTGGAAACAAATCATCAATTAATTCTTGCTTTTCATTGCTTGATAATTCGTTACTATTATAATTTGACATACTTGAAATTATTGAATTTTATTAAATTAAAATTTTCAAGTTTAGTGATTAAGTCGAAAACATCTTTTTTCGTTTTTACTTTTGTTGGGATTTCCACTCCATTTGTGGAAATAACTATATCTGCTTTTGTTGGATTCTTTACATCAATAAATCCACGTTTTATTGAACCATCAGCACAACGATATGCTAATAACCAATACTTATCAAGCAAACCATTATTGATATGAATAGCTTCAATTGTTTGAAAGCCATCATCAGAAATAACCTTAATGTGTTTACTTGTGTTTATTATATTCGGATTAACATAGGTGTGATATGTTTCTTGATTTTTATTCTTCTTATTATTCTTGCTTCCCATATATTATTTAATTTTATTATTATTATTATTTCCTTGAAAACATATAATTATAGAATAACTAAAATTCCTGTTTTTGCAAGGTTATATGTTTTTCTCTTGGTTTTTTATTTTTTGAAACAGCATCGTTTGTGATATTAAACATTGTTTCAATCATGGTATCTACTGATTTACGATACTTAACTAATGAACCATCTTCATTCGGTAACACATTGTAATCGAAACGAATTCCTTCTTTTGTTGTGTTTTTGGTTCCAAGGTCATTAAGCATTTCAAGTATGTTATCTTTAATTTTTTGAAAACCGTATACCGTCGATATTTTTATATTCAACATATCTATGTAACTGTTTGTCCAAGCATCTATATCAGCCATGTAAGTATTATACGAAATTCTGTAACCTTTGTTTATATGGAACTTATCCATCCATGTATACATTTTTTCAAGCGTATTAAACATTGGTTCAGATAATTCGTTTGAATCAGCTTTGTCAATAAGCTTCATCAAATTAATGGCTCGAATAAAATACTTTTGTTTTAAAATGCCAGCATCATCAACATAACGAGTTATTAATTCTTTGGCTTTTGTTACCGAATATTTTCCAATTATGTATTTTGCCGAACTATACATTTTTTCAAATGCTTCTTTCGACTTAACAAACACTTGAACAGGTGTTCCGTAAATATTATAATCTATAAATACGAAATCATTCATTGTTCGGTCTTCAATAATCAAGTCTTTATGTTTACCAATCCAATCAATAACACCATGAAATTCTAAACCTTCATCTGTTATGTGATAATTGTTATCAATTAAATCAAGATAGGTACCAACAAGTAAATTATGTTTCCTAACCTTTTCTTCTCTTGCTGATTCGATACCAATCTTTTTTAACTCTTCTTGTTCAGCTTCAGATAAACCTTCATAGTTATCTGAAACCGATATTTTATAACCATACTTTATTAATTCTTTGGCAACCTTTATTGGGTGAATCATAGATTCAAGGAATTTCTGTTCAAACATAACAAGTTCATATTCTTCCTTATTAAATCTGATTGCACCATTTAAATAACCAAAACCAGGTGTTGTGATTTTATGTAAAACAGGGTCATATTGCGCTATGAATTCTTGTTTAGCGGATGCTATCTGTTTATCATCTGTAAAGTTCTCAACATCTTCTTCAGTTAAACGAAGTGATAATTTTGGTTCTTCAAGTAATAAATCATTCGTTGTTCCGTCAGCTGATTCTGTTTGAATACAATAAATACTTTTAATTCCGGTTCTACGTATTCTCGCATTAAATTGTTCTATCTCATATCCGGAAAATGGTCCAAAATATATTGAAGCAAACTTTAATTTATCGACAATATCTACACCAACAGATAAATAGTTCGAACAAAATATAATTTCATAATCTCCAACAGTATTTGATTGATTTATTAATCGACAAATTTCTTGTTCAGTGTTTGAACGTTTATAATAACCATATTTTATTGGTCTACCCAATAAATGTTCAACCATTCCAATTAATTTATGAGAATAAATTTCCCCTTTATTTGTTGGAATCAATAAACGGTATTTGTTATTAATTAGTTTCGCAGCTTCATGTGATAAACGAGTTATTGAATCCAACATATCATCGCATATCAAAAACTTCATTTCTTTATCGAGTGATTGCTTATAAACATTTATTATATTTGCTTGGTCACCAAAGAAATATGTATCACCTGTTTCTGTTCCAGTCATCAATATTATCTTAGCTGCAAATGGGTCGTTCGAAGAGATATAAAAAATATCTTTTATTTTTCGAACAGCATTACTTGTTGCTGCGATTCGATAACTTGATGTGAATAGTAAGTGACTTTCATCTATACAAATGTAATCGAACATTCTTGAAATCTTCTCATAATTACATATCGAGAATTTATCAAATGTGGTAATTGCATTTACACCGTAATCAACGTCATTTAGGGAATGTGATTCATAAAAGACTTGAAATATTTTCATCAACTTTTCATCACATTCTACTTTATTTTTGATAACCGAAATGAAAGGTTCAACGAGTAATATTCGTTTACCTTGTTTTGCAAGTTTCAATAAAAAATTCGTTTTTCCTGAGCCTGGGGGAGACAGTAAGATATTGATTTTTTTATTTGTGAACCCTCCGTTTTTATCATCAAGTAAGTAATCATCTCTATCACCTAAATATTCATGATTCTTTAACTTTAAAGTATATTCGATATCGGTACTTTTACTAACAGATTCTATTGCTTTCTTGATTCCATTCTTAAATAGATTATCTGTGTATTGTTTAAGTTCTGGTTTCACTGTTTTTATGATTCCAGCCTTATGTAAAATATCTAAACCAATTTTAGATGGTTGCTTTGTGTTACTAAGTGCACAAGAGTAAAACGAATTAATTTCACCAACGTTTTTACAAACATCAGATTGTAATAATTTGTGCGCTATCTGTAAACCATCTTTACCGAACATAGCTGCTAACGTGTTACAAACGTTATATCGAACAATATAGTTTATCGAATTTCTAGGTAACGGTTTAATATTCGTAAAGTCACCTTTAAATTCATAATTTTCAAGATTTAAAATATTTTCATCTTCTTGTTCCTGCTTTTGTTCTGATGTCAACCTTAAATTATTATTAATATCTTCAATCAACTTCTGATTAAATGTTGTATCACGAAACAGTAGATTCTTAATATCTTTAAAATCAAATGATTCAAACAAATTAACAGCTGGATGCATATCTATAAAGTTTTCGTTAACTAACAAATCTAAATCTGATGTTAAACGAATACCAGCTGTAATACGGCGTACAACGTTATCAACAAATCTTAATTCAAAGTTATCATTGAAATCAGCTTGGTTAAACTTTATTGAGTTTTGTTTGCTATCGTTTATTTTGCGTATTACATTGAATAACAAACTTACCTTGGTACAGTAATTTACCGTAAACCAATATTTACTGATTTGTTCGTTATTTTTTAATTCGGTGTAAACATGATGTGCTGGACTTACCTTTGTATAGATGTGCAAACCTTTACCTGATGCCGAAATAGCTATACAAAGAAACCAATGATATTTCGATAATTCATCAAACAATAATTTTTTGAATTGTTTGATGTGTGTATTTACTTGCTGCCATTCTTTCAAGTCAATATCAAAAACCTGTAAACCGTTCCACTTATAATATTCATCTGAACTTGGTCTTGAACCATCATAAGTCATGTAAATCTGTTTTCTTTCAGCTTTTGATAACTCACTATATTTGGGGTCTGTTATTGTTAGAATCAATTCTCCAAGAGTTCTTGTTACGAATGTATACTTATTTGTTTTTGTTGTTGTATACATCGATTCATAACAAGTAACCATATTTGTAGAAACAAATGATGTTCGAGCATCAACTGAAGCATTATTATGATTAAGCAAAAGTATACCCAATAATTTATTAGATATAATATTTCTTGAATTCTTAACACCAGATACATTTAACAATTTCTTTTCCGAAGCCCTATTGTTTATTATGTTATCGGTTTTTATATCATGGTTAACTAAGTTTGAAAGGTAATAATCTCCTAATTGATTTGAAACATCTAAATTGGTAATCATTCCAAATTTATCGTAAAAATCTATATCATCGTAATCTTTTGTTATTTGATACAATTCATTTAACTTTGAATACAGTTCATCATCTTTTTCATGAAATGGTAAACGTTTGTTTTTATATAAATCAAGATACTTTTGAATATTGTTTTTTCTGATATTAAAATATGTTTTAAACTTTTCGGAATAATTTAATTCTAATTTTATTAAATCTTCAAAAGTTTTTTGTTCATCATATGTTTGTAATTGTGCTCTCTCAATATCAGCTGAAAACTCATTTAATTCGTTTAGACCATTCAAAGTCTCACGAATCAAATAATAATTTTCAGACTTTGCTTGTAAGATTTCTAATTGTGATTGTTTGAATTCTTTTAATTCATCTGAATTAACTATTTCGTCTTTAAATTGATTTTTAGCCGCAAGTATTAGCTGCTTTCTTTCATCTTCAGATTTATTAATGAATTCAGTATCGAGTGATAATCGTTTCTTATATTCTCTTAATTTTAACGATAACAAATTCTTTATCTTATCGATTACAATTGTTTCAAGTTGTTTGTTAATCGTTAATTTATTGTTATCAATATCTTCGGCGGTTATATATGATTTCATGTAATTTGATGTTTAATTTATTATTATATCCTTTGAAACCAATTATTATAGAAAGGGCGCAATTCCAATTTTATATGAAACTACGCCCGATACAAGTATGGAAATTTAAACTATTTTTTCTTTGAAGCGAAAACCGTTCCTTCACCAATAATCATATCTGTTTCAACACTTCGTAAAGAATATGTTGTATCAACATCGACAGGTATCACATCTTTTATATCGAAATATAATACACCATCAGATGTTCGTTTACTTTCAATTATTTGTTGCGGTATAGCATCGGTAGCATGTATAACCAAATAACAAGTTTCCGCAATCTGTCCAAATGTTATATTCTTATTATCTATTGTAAATGAATCTTTTACAATTTCTGTAAATACTGGTCGATAAATAACAACTTCAGATATTTCTTTATCCTTTTGAATAACCTTTTGTGAAATATTATGTTCAATATTTACAGTTACGGGATAATTTGTATCTGGGTGTTTTATAGCTTCAAGATATGCTTGATTTATAAATTGCGTATTTGATACATTTAATGATGCTGTTCGTTGTGCGAGTTTACCGTTAACAAGAATTTCAGTTGTTACAACAATATCGATGTTTGCGTTTTTACCGAAATCAATTAAATATAAACCTAATGTTATCGGTAAATATTTGTTTACTTCATTTGAAACACGTAATTGTTTATATTGTTCGTTACCAGCTGTATTTATACCATAAGTTATCAAATGTGATATTTTTATATCAGCAACTTCTTGGTCAAAATAATCAAGAATAGACTGTTCTAAACTTGTATTATTTGTTGTAAACGGACGTATTGTTAATATACCGGTTTGATAGTTAATCGATAAATCTGTTTGAATATAATCAGGTATAACTTTCTCAGAAATTAATGGAACGAAGTCATGTGGATAATTATGAATCAAACCAATACTGTTTCCAGCAGAAGTTATATCTGAGTATTTAATTTCCGTTACTTGAACCATTAAATTTGATTCAACGGGCATATAAAGTTCAACGTGTTCTAACCAGAAGCTACCATCAATAAGTAAACGAGAATTCTTATCGATTATTTTGAAATCATTAATATTTACTATTTGCGATAAATATACCTTATTCGTGTTTGGTTCGAATACTGTTATCAATAAACCAAAAACACCAACAAAAGAATAGTTCTGTCTAACTATCAATTCAACTGTTTGCGTAGCTAAATCAATTTCACCTGTATTTGGTTTACTCAATAAACCTGAATTTGAATATGTTTTATTTAAACGATACCTTGTATTTATCGAATTAAAATTTTCGGTCCAAACAGTATTATTCCAAACTTTTTCATCGTTCAAAACATATTGTGTATTTCCAACGAAATGAAAACTTTTTGTTTCCGATTTATTTGTAATTCTTAAAATACTGTAATCATTAATTCTATATATGTTTGTTTCCATGCTTACTTCGTAAATAAATATATGCAACAGTTAAAATTGATATATGGTGACAAGAACAATCCTGCCACCATATATACGTAAAACATAATAATAAAAAACATCAAATAAATAAATTATGCTGGTACTTTAATACCACATAAATTTCTTCGCAAGTCAATCAAATCATACAAATACATATCTTCAATTGATGTTCGTTTTATATAATCTAATTCTTCTTTGGTTTCTTTTATCTTTTGTAGAAGTTCATCTATTTTTTCGGATGTAAGATTCCAAATTTTCATATCCAAAACAAAAGAATCTATTTCATATTTTTTCAAATCTGATAAGATTTCTTGTTTCTTTCTTTGAACTACCACAATTTTTTTATTAATAACTAATTGAATAAATTTAATTCGCATTTCGTAATCTTTCAATTTTTCTTCCAAAATCTTTATGAGACGCTTTTTACGAATATCATAGTATTTCAATCGTTTACCAACAAATGTTTTTATCAAATCATATTTGTTATCGAAGAATAAAATATTCTTTCCTTCTTCGTCCATACAATTCAAAATATCTGGTTTTAACGTTGTGCAAAGCTTAAACGTTTTGAAAAACTTCCATTTATTTGAATTGTATAATGCTTGTAATCTACCGCGATTAAATGTTATTTTATATTTGAGATTTTCTTTTTCCGATAAATTCTCCCAATCTTTTATCTTAAATGTTTCTTTCAATTTTGTTAATTCCATCTCAAAATTATCGAATGAAACATTATATGGTAAATCTGTTATCAATAAAATATCATTATCAAAATCTAATTCATATTCGCCAACGTTAAACCATTGTTCTTTTTGATAATTGTAAATCAAGTTTTCTGGTTTTACACCAACAATTTCGGGATTCAATAATTGTTGGTCTGTTTCATTCGTGATACAAGCAATACAATTATCGATTACATCTTCTAAACGATAAGACATTGATTTGAATGAAAATGCAAATCCAGGTGCTCCTGTTCTGTTTAAAAGAACCATTGGAATTATTGGTAAGAAAAACTTTGGTTCAATCTTTTCGCCCTCTTCTACTTGTTGTTCAAGCAAATCAAAATCGGCTTTAAACAAATCAAGATATTTCGTTTTTCTTATTGCCAAATAACGTGAAGCAACATCACAGTTTGGAATTCTTAATGATGGTATCTGTCCAATAGCTTCTAACGGATGATATTTGTTTGTATGTTCCGTACAAAGATTAACAATAGTTGTTGCTAAACTTGCGTCACCATGAGCATATTGTAATTTCATCGTATCACCTGCGAGAGCAATTAATTTAACGAAATTACGTTTTTGAAGTTCTCCTGTTAAAGCTGAATATAATATTTTTCGAGCACCTGTTCTTAAGCCGTCCATTATGTTTGGTAATGTACGAGTTTCAAGAACATATTTAGCATAATCTTTTAATTCCGTATTCAAGAAAGATTTGATTCTTTTCTTTTCAATATCGCATGAATATGTATTTTTTGTTTTATTCTTTGTAACCATGAATATATGTTATTTATTATACTAAATATATCCTTGAAAACTAATAATAATAGGTAGTTATACTATTTAATTTTATATGTTGCTTGTTGCTTCCGATGATATTGCTTCCGATGTGATATTATTTCTTGACCACAATGGTTCTTGTCAGTAAATTTAAAGCATTAATATCGTAATAATATTTTGGTATCCAAAGTATAACAGTTCCTAAATCAGCTGTACCATGTATTAAACCAACTTTGTCCAATCTCGCAACTAATTCGTGTGCTATATTTTCCCAGTTCTTGGTTTGTTGATATGTTGAATAGAAACCAACAGCACATGTTATGATTTCGGAATTGTTCGATAATGATTTGTAACATTGTTTTAATTCAGCATCAAATAATTCATAGCCCTTAAATAGTTGATAAAATTCATCATAAGACATTTTGTCATCATAACGTAACAGTTTATTCTTGATATTGTTCCAATCAGAATCTGATAATTCATATTGATAAATATAACCCTTCGAAGAATCACGTAAAGCGTAATCTTTTGCTTTCGCATACATCAAAGGATGTTGTTCCCTACAATATAAGAAATAGACACCAAACGTATAATCATTTAATTTTAAATTTTCTTCTTGGAATTTAATTATACTTGGATAATTAAATTTCTCTTTGCTTCCGTGATATAGTATCATAATTTTATAAAATTTATGTATGGTGGGAAGGAATTTAATTCCATCCCACCCATTCCTTCGTTATTTTAAGAAAACATAAAAGTTTACGAAATAAGATACCATTGTTAAAGCGACATTTAACAAAACGTACTTCCATTGGAAAGCATTTTTGTAAACAAGCTTATATCCTAATTCAATGAATCCAAAGGTCCAAACTGCTGTGATTAATGCAACAGCCCAACCATTTTCAGCAAACTCTTCACCTTTAGCTGTTAAAGCAACACCTAAACCAATTAGAAGTGCAAGTACAATTTGCACCAATAATTTAATTAAATTTTTCTTTTCCATAAATTTATATTAATTAATTAATCACTTTATATACAACATATTACTTCAAAAAGTTTCCAAATTTTGTTTACCGATAACAGTAAAAATTATAATCTTACATGTATGATTTATTGTTCGTATGGCTTTTAAAGCTTGAAATAATGTTGCACCTGTAGTAGAAACATCATCAATTAAAAGAATTTGTTTACTGTTCTTAATTGCTTCGATATATTTATTTTCAAAATATAAGAAAGAACCAATAAATCTTTTGTATTTATTTTTCTTTACTGTTTCAGCAATAGAGAAGTAATCGGAATTATGTATTTTCTTTAATAATTCGTGTATCGCGTTTATTGCGTTATTTTTAGCTGTTTCACCTGGGAATTTATCATCAGTTAATACTTCAGCTTTCCAAGATTCAAAATCAAATGTAATCTCTTTTGGTAATTTCTTTGTTAATTCGATATCAATAAATGTTTTGTTTCCAATAACATTATTTATTTTACTGATTATCATTTGATTTATTTTACTTCTTGATTTCGGATAAACAATTACATCAAATGAATAAAAATCAGTCTGTTTGTTTAACTTATCTATTGCGTTTCCAATGAACTTCAATTTTTCATTAACATCTAATTCATTTTCAAATCGAAAGTAATTAAAAAATCTTGTTCTTAATTTACTTGGTGCATTGTCGTTATCAACAAAAGAATAACCAAAATAATACGTATTATTTAAACGTAAATCAACTGGTGTTAATGGTAAATCAGTAAACTCAATAAAATCTTTTGGTGAATTATCATCAAAATTATACTGATACTTATTTTCATCTTGTAAGTATTTGATTCCCATAGCATTCACTATTTTATATGATCAGGAATATTATTTCTTTTACCAATTGAACCATCTTTACGTCTACGTTTTTGTTTTGTTTTTGCAAAGTCTTGTAACGTATCTTCCCTTATTGTTTTAGATAAATTTTTAATGGTATCATTAACATACTTGGAATTCAATTTTCCGTTTTTGTATGCTAACGCCATAGCCATCAAGCGTCTTTGTGCTTTTGAACGAGCTCTTCCTTGATTCTTTTGTTGTTCCAACATTTGTTGATATGTTGAATCAGATTCCATCAAATTATACCTTGTTCTTGTTAAGCCCGGTACATTTTCAAAATCAACTGATTCAAGTAAGTTTCGTTCTTTACTAATTATCTTTAAACAATCGGTATCATAGAATATCCAGTTTTCAGTTCTCTTTCCATTTTTATCAACACCATTAGGAGTTGTTGTATCGATAGTATTTGAATAACCGAAATGTTTTAATGTTTTCAACATATACACAGCACCATCTGTTGAATTAATAATATCATTAACTATTTCAACATCTGATTCATTAAATTTTAATAAACCATTCAAAGCAGCTGTGAAAGCATTTTTATAAGATAATGAATTTGGACCTTCTGAAGTATCACCCCAAGCATCAACATATGAATTAACAGATATTGATTCAAAGTATTTTAAGAATTGTGATAACGATTGTCTTGTGAAAGTTATTTTGTATAAACTAATTGTTTTCTTTATCGTACATTCAACGGTATACAATATCTTACCGTAACAGAGTGCATCAGCTTTTGAAGTTGTAAAATACAAACCATAACCAGCACCACTTGTTCCTGATTTTTTACCTACATTTTTGAAAGCAAATTTATTAAAATCGTAATCGCTTCCGTGATATAATATTTTTTTCATGTCTATTTTGAGTTTTTATTTTTGGTTTTTGTAATACCAAGGTCCGTATGTTTTATGTTCCAACATATTTAAAACACATGAATCAAATGAATATTCTTTTAAAATTATATATTTTTCTGAATTTATTGATTCAAGCGATTCATTTAAACATATTTCCAAAGTTGGGTCAATGTAATTAATATCTGTTATTTCACCAGTATCATTTAATTTAGTGACTTTAATCCAAGCATGTTCAAAAACAAATCCTTTTTTAACTGTTGCGATACCTTCACAATATGATAATACAATATTTTTACTTTTATACTCATCATAAAAATATTGGATATACTTTATAGCGTTTGAATAACATTCTTTCAAACACATATTGTCCATCAAATATTTGTTTACCTTATCGCAATTTATAAATTTACTAGAACAATCTTCCAAATTGAATTCATTACATATTGTTCTAGGTAATAAATTTTCTAAATTATAATCAATAA